CGCCGTGAACGCGGCATTCGAGCCGCTGGCGTCGATCGTCCACGTAATGGCGCCGGTTGCGGTCATCTGCGGGAGCGAAAGACCAACGAAGTCGACCTTGAGTTCGTCGCCGTCGCGGATCGGAGCAACGCGATACGCGCGATACGAGCCGGTCGCGTTCTCAAGCGAGGTTACGTCGATCTCCGACACCTTCTTCGAGACCGCAATCGAGTTCGCCGTGAACGTGGTCCCCGAGAACGAAAACTTAATACCCTGTGACGATTCGTATGGCATTGGCTACGTCCCTCCTTGGACGGTTTCGATGAAGCGAACTTCGTAAACTTGGTCGATCCGGTAAAGCGGTTTTGCCTGCCCCTCTGGAGGTCGCTCCATGTTGTCGGCCTCAGAAACAAGCGATGTACTTATGATTGTCACGCCGTTGGATTCGCCCGTAAAGTTATCGACGGCCAGACGAATCGCGTCAGAGATGTCCTTCGCTTCCGTATAAGTCTCAGTCACAATCGAGACAGAAAACGTGGCTACCGGCCTGCCGTATCCGCCGCCGAGACTACGCTCCCTGCGAGTCCCGGATCGCCGGTAAACAACCAGCGGAAATGGTGCGTTCTGTGGCGCCAAAACTGGGTGGACGCCAGCGGTCGTCGCCGAGTCCAGTGACTGCCTGAGCCACTTTTCAGGAAATGCCACTGGAAAGCCTTTCTTCCAGAAGCGAAACGGCCTCGTCGGCGTATGAGTCGAAGGTCTCCTGCAAGACAGACTCAAGGTCAGACGTTTGCACCCACTTCCTGCGGGCTATTACTGACTTGCCCTTAGTCTTTGCCTCTCTGATGCTGTCGAGTTTCTGGTTGCCAGACGTCTCGACGCCCTGCTCGTATCCGACTAGAGACTCCTTGTCGCCTGCCTCGAAGACAACCGAGTCCTTTAGTTTCCCGCTATATCCGGGCGGAGTAGCCGCGCGAAGTCTCGCCGAGAATGTCTGGGATGCCTCCTCGAACGCAGAACGGCTACCTTCCATGGCTGGCAACTTGCGAACCTCTGCAAGAGTTTCTTTGAGGCCGGTAAGTTCGATCGAGATCAAAGCACCTGCTCCTTGCAGACGACCCTCTGCGATTCGCGGTTGTTTTGCTCAGAGATCGAGACTATGTCGAGGATTCGCGAAGGCGTCCTGCTGTTCCAGATAAGTCGCATCGACGCCTTGAGTTCTGGAACGTAACGAAACTCAACTTCATGGGTCGCTACTGTGTATGGCTCCTGAGCGGACATGACTTCCGCGATCTGCATATTGCGAATAGAAGCACGCCTGTTTGCGATCGAAGACCACGAAATCGTGGACTCGCCGTACGAGTTCGTCGACTCTGTCGGAGACTGAACAGTAACCGACTCACGTAAGTCTCCAGCGCGTAGTGCCATTACCTGTACTGGCCCCAGTTGATGGTATTGAGCAGCGTGTCGACTGCGAGAGGAACTGGATTCATGCCTCCTTGGACGACGGCTTCTCGATTTGCATACCAGTGCGCTGCGAGCAGAAGGCAGCAGTGGCGGGCCGGTGCTGGGCATTTTCCCGGATCGTCGCCGTAGCCAGCCCAATACGTGATCGTGACGTCGTTCTCGGCACCACGGCATGACGGCCACGAACCGTTCCACTGCGGCCGAATCACGGCTGGAGTAGCGTCGCGGTCCTCGCGGAAGTTCGTGTACTGAACTGGAGAATACACGCCGTCTGACGGCACGTACGTGACAACGATAGGTCCGGTGACGATCGGAGGCCGTGGCAACTCGATGTCCCATGATGGGAACGAGTCGAGTTTCAGTTGCCACTGGCACCGAACAAGAGTTCTGTCCGATACGGTCTCTACGTGATGCCTCGCTGCTGAAATCAGTGAGTGCAGATAGAGGTCGTCGTCCGTGAAATCAGCGTCGATGCGAAGGTGAGACTTAAGTTCGCCAATCGAGGCTGGCTCAAGAACAGGGTCCGTGATCCTGCGGATCGACCTGTACCTGAGATTCCCACGCTGGACGAACTCGTAATACCTTCGCATGGCTCACTTCCTGTGAATCGGCTTGCGAACGGCCTTCTCGCACAAGTCCTGCTTGGAATCGACCGTCTGCTCCACAGGAAGAGATCGAACGTCAACGACGTTCTCGGCGATTCCGCTGTTAATCCAGTTGCGGGCAGTAGGCTCAAACACCTCTGCAATCTCGCCAGCCTTGTGGAAACTCCAGTCTTTCAATAGTCGAACCTTCATGCTGCACCTCCCGAAGACACTGACGAGTGCTCTGGAGAGCCCCATGCTTCCGGTGGCCTCCTTCCGCCCTTCTCCCAATAGTGAGTCGGGTACTGGTGGATCGCCTTGAGTCGCTGATCGGGCCACGTGATCACAAGTTCTGCGTGACCAATGGCGACTTGAGGACTGATGGTGAGAGTGTTGCCAGCCTCACGCCACTTTTTCCAAAAGTAGATGTCCGGATCGATCCTTCCGTCGCCCCAGTCTCCGTCGGAGCCGGGAACTCCAAGGAACCACGGCTTCTTCATTCGACGAAGAGCCGAGCAGCGAAGAACGGTCAGGCCAAAGTGAGCCGAGTCGGCTGGCTGAGTCTGCTGCTCCCACCATTCGGCAGGAAGAGTGATCTCTTGAGTCTGGCCGTACATACCCTCCGGCGTGAACATCAACTTCTGATCATCTCGCTTCGTCTGGAGAGGCGCCACAGCGTCCGCACCAGACATCATCGCGGCAGTGATGAGACGAGGAATGCAGTCTGCCTCATATACGCTGTCGTAATCCATCGTGAGAACGAAATGGTTTCCTGACTCCTCTGAAGAGAGTTCAGTCAGAATCTTCGTCATCACTTGATCGTAGAAGGCACCCGTACCCTTAGTGATAGGGATGCCGTACTGCGTAAACGCCTGAACAGAGCAGAAGTAGTTGTCCATGAATCCCAAACGAGGGACACTCATGCACGCGGCTACTTTGACGTTGTGCTCGACGTTCCCGACAACAATGCGCATACCTCAAGCCTCTTCCATTGAAAGTGACGGCTTGGGCATCCTTGCCCGACTGGAACCCTCCGTGGTCGAAGCCGTCCTTGGCCCCGCCTCGAATGTTGGTCTCAGCCGCTGACGAAGTTGTCGACACCGGCTCCGGTAGCGGTGGTCGGCATATCCTGCATCTTCGACAGACGAGCAACCGTCGCGATGTTCGCGGCGACGCCCGGAGTGGCGACGACAGTCAGGTAACGCTTCTTGCCACGAAGGTCGACGTTGAATCGGCACGTAGCACCGTTCAGGCCGACGCCGGTCGTGCGACCAGCACCGGCAGTCACAGTGAAGCCGCTGAGGTCAGCCTGACCGGAGCCGCTTGTGTCACTCTGCTGAACCTTCAGGACAGTCGCGTAGTTCGTAGCGGCTGCGGTGAAGTTCGAGAAGACGACGTCGATCGACGCGTACTCCGAGCCGTACGTGTCGATCTCATGGCTGTGCGTGCCGGAAGTAGCCACTGCGGCGCTGATCTTCGCGGACGTCTTGTTGCCTTCGAGGTGGTTCACTTGCGAAAGTCTCCAGTCAGGGGTTTAGGGGTGGTTCTGTTGTCCGTACAAAGATCACGACGCGGCGGTCTTGAGGGCCACGATCGGGCCAGCCTTGACGTTGTCGCCGCAGTCGTGAGTAACCGCATCGAAGCGGGTCGTCGCAACCATCAGCGTCTGGTCGAGTTCCGCGTAGCGGTCAGTCGAGGTCTTCACGGTCAGGCCACGGCGAGTAGCGTAGAACGAAGCCATCGAGAGATCACCGTAGAGGAACTTGACCACGCCAGCGTCCGTGTCGACCTTGCTCGACATCGTGTGTACGAACACGACAGGAGAGCCGAGGAGTCGCAGTTCAGCAGGCTGGGCGAGGTTCGTAGCGGTGTTGCCGCCAGCGAGACCCACGTTGTTGACCAGACCAAGACGCTGAACACTTGCAGCGAAGACTTGGGGATTCACGAACCATCGAGCGTTCGCACGTGCATAGAGCGGAAGCCGCCCAGCCGTCGCGATCAGATCGTCGATGTCGAGAGTCAGTGCCGAAGTGTTGCCAGTAGCGGCAGTCACGACACCGGCAGTGTGAGTGCCGTCGTTGATCTTCGTGACAGCACCGATGATTCCGCCGTGATCCCCCGAGCCTGTCCCGACGAAGCCAACCGTGTCGACGAGTTCCGCGATGCTGCGGCCCACTTCGCCAACGATATAATCTGCCAAGTTCAGTACGCTGGCCGAGTCTTCCAAGACTTCGCTCGACATCCGGTTCGCAACTGCGATCTTCTTCGCGACGAGTTGCACGCGGTCCCAACTGGCGTCACTTTCAGTCGTACTCGTATTTTCTCCCACGAAGTACGCCTTCAGACCGCCGACCCTGCGAGGCACGATGAGGGTATCCGACGTCATCTGCACGTTGCGAGCATTGGCAGGGAATGCACCGTACTCTTCGACAAGAACGATGATCTCATTGAGCACCTCATCGTTCACGAAAACGCCGCCCTGCGAGTTCACAGCCTCGCTGAGAGCACGGCTGTCAACCACGCCGTGATCCGAGCACCAGCGAGCAGCGTCGCGGTCCTTGAGGAGCGTGGCCTTGAAGAACTGACCGGCGCGATACGCACGCTCTTCGGAGTTCTGTCCCTTGAAGTTCTTGAGACGACCGGCGCCGGGGAGATTGTGGTAGATTGACACCGATCGGCTCTCCTTCGAGTTGTTGCGGAATGTTGCGGTAGAGGCAGCGGGGCTCGACTTGTCGAGAACGGCCCGGAGTTCGAGTTCCTTGGCCGCGACGCCCTCGTAGAACGTGATCTTTTCGCGGAGTTTCTCGGCACGCTCACAGAGGCAGCGGAGTTTCTTCTCCTTCTCCTCGTCAGCCATGACGTCCTCTTCGGGAGTCTCGACGTCGCCGTTGTCCATCGGCTCGTCGGCGGGAGCGGGCTCCTTGCCAGCGTTCCCCTCGACCGTGTCTTCCGAACCTTCGTCCTGCATCGCGCCCATTTCGGCGAGGACAGCAGCGAGTTCGTCGAGGAGAGACTTGATCTTGGCCG